ATGCGGGAACAAGTCCATTATCTATATCAACGGGTGAAGTTGGGGTGGGTGATACAACGACCTACGCAAGTGCCATTTTTGCGATAGGCAGCACAACTCGTGGATTCCTACCACCCCGAATGACAACAACGGAACGAAACGCCATCGCATCACCAGCGGCGGGATTAATGATTTACAACACTACAACCGCCAAGTTGAATGTTTACACAACTGCGTGGGAAGCAATAACATCACTATAAAAATATGAAATCAATACAAATCAATACAAGCGTAAATCTAACAAGTGGCTTGTCAATTCCATCAGGTTCAGTAGTCGTAATCGCTGAAGGTTACGCAGATGTAAAAAGTCAAAAAGACGGTATCATTCCCGCACAAATCGCAACTTTTGTTTTTGCAAGTGCATCAGCATTTGCAGAAGGCAAATCAGCGATTCAAGGGATTGAGGATTTCAACACGACTTTTAGTGCGTTGGAGTTAAGCGTTGCGGATTACGAAACTAAGTCAGCAGAAGTGTTGTTGACTACTGCCGTATTCAATGCGTTGGATTTAATCTACCCGAACGAAATTGAAGTAATCACTTTATAAGTGAAGCACTTTGACAATGATACAACGGCAGCCATTGCAACTGCTATTTCAGGCAGTTCGGCAGTTCTGCACTTTGCGAATACTTGGCAACCTGTGTTTGCACTTATTTTGGCTATTGTTGGTATTGTTTCGGGGTTGTTTGCGATTCGTTACTACGCAAAGAAAATTGATGCGATAGATGGCAAAGGCAACTAACACCAGCACATTCAGAGCAAAGCCAAAGAATAAGCTCCGCAGACATACCAAGCACATCAACAAACACAAATCGTGCAAACCAAAAAGAGGACAAGGATAAAAGGTTATTTTGAACCTACGCCAAAACGATTCAGAGTGCTTGGTGATTCTATTGCCGGTGCATCTTTGTTTGTTGCCAGTTTGAATCTTGACCATCCAAAGTTGATGTTGATTATCGGCATTGCGGGTGGAGTTGGAAAGTTCATCACAAACTTCTTCACCGATGAAGATTAAACAAATTGCATTCAACGGATATTACAAAGAGGAATGTCCGAAGTCACAAATCTACCTACATCATACGGCTGGGAATGGTGATGCAGTTTCAACCTTTAAGTTTTGGGCATCCGATCCGGTCAATGTAGCAACTTGCGTGAGCATCAGCAACGATGGAACAATAGTGCAAGGGTTTTCGTCTAAACATTGGGCGTATCACTTGGGACTTAAAACATCGCACTTCAAAGGAGTGCCATTCCAAAAACTTGACAAGACATCTATTGGGATTGAGATTTGCAATTATGGTTATTTGGTAGAGAAGAACGGCAAGTTTATTAACTATGTGGGTGGTCAAGTCAAAGATGTTTGCAAACTTGATAAGCCATACAAGGGATTCACCTATTTTGAGAACTACACGAAAGAGCAAATCGCATCGGTGAAAGAATTGTTGTTGTTGTGGCGTGACAAATACGGCATTGACCTAACTTATCACGAGGATATTTGGTCGGTGACAAAAAGAGCATTGTCAGGCAAGAACGGAGTGTTCACTCACAACTCAGTTCGTGCAGATAAAATTGATGTTTATCCCCACCCCGATTTGATTAGTATGTTGCAATCGTTGTAAGTTGCTATTTACTTTCAATGATCTTCCAAAGAATCAACTTTCACGACAATGTCCTCCCCGTTTTCAAGGAAAACAAGGCGAAAGGATATGTGACTTTTGGTGCTGACAACTTGTATCCCGATTTTCTGATTGAGTTATTCAACAAGTCACCCAAGCACAATGCCATCGTTTCAAGCAAAGCATCGTATGTTGCTGGTATTGGAACAAAGGTAATCGGACAAAACACCGTTGACATCGCAAAAGCCGAAGCAAAGATTCAAGCCATCAATGCTTACGAAACACTTAACCAAGTCAAGAACAAGATTGCTTATGACCTTGAGTTGTTCAATGGTTATTGCCTTGAGATAATTTGGAACAAGGCGAAGACGGCAATTGCTGAAATTTACCACATCCCTTTCAAAAATATCCGCAAAGGACTTGAAGGCGAGTATGTGTATTGCGAGGATTGGACTGACCGCAAAGCGGAGCAAGTTCACTATCAGCCATTCAACGCAACTACAAGAGAATCAAAGTCACTTTATTATTGCCAATTCTATCGCCCCGGACAAGGTGAATATCCTTTGCCTGATTATGTTGGTGCATTAAAATATATTGAGGTTGACACCGAGATTTCAAATTACTATTTGAACTCAATCAAAAACGGATTCACCGCACAAACGCACATCCAGTTATTTAAGGGAATCCCAACACCTGAAGAAGCTCGTGCAACTGCAAGACGATTCAAGGAAAATTATCAAGGCACGGACAATGCCGGTGGACTTATCATTCAGTACAACGACCCACAAGAGAAAGAATCAGTCATCAGCAACTTGCAACCATCGGACTTTGACAAGCAATTTGATTTGCTAAATAAGACCGTACAACAAGAGATATTTGTTGCACACAAGGTAAACTCACCGATGCTCTTTGGAGTGCGTGTAGAAGGTCAATTGGGTGGTCGTAGCGAGATGATTGAAGCATACGAGATGTTCCAACAATCGTACATCGAACCCCGTCAACAAAAGATTGATGATACTTTGACTTACTTGTTTGAGTTCATTGCTCCGGTTCGTTTGGAAACAATTAACAAACCACCAATCGGAGTTGATTATGTTGCCTTGTTTACTGCTGGACTATTGACTCAGAACGAAGCTCGTAAAGAATTAGGATTTGAAGAGATTGAACCAACCGTTGCACCCGTTGCCTTGTCATCACAAAATCCTTTTGGATGGGATGATGAGCGTGACTTGGCGGTCTTTATGAAGTACGGTGAACCTGCAGATAATTTTGAACCGATGAAGTTTGACTTCGCATCTGCGATTGAATCAGCCATCTTGAATGTGCTGAAGGAAAATAAAGGTTTGCAAGTTGGCGATATCGTCAATATCACCAAGTTAGATCCACAAGTCGTGGTTGATACCATTGCAAAATTGAATGATGCCAAGTTGATAAAAGGATACAACGAAGGTCTTGAGGTTACAACAAAAGGATTGGAAGAAATCAGTCAGTTACAAACCGAAATCGTTGTCCGTTACAAATACTCAATTGCACCAGGAATATCGGGTGGACTAATCATACCGGGTTCTCGTGAGTTTTGCCGTCAAATTGTTCAAAGCAATCGTGTTTATTCTCGTGCGGATATTGATGCGATGTCGGCTCAGAGTGAAACGGGAATTGATGTTTGGTCAAGACGAGGTGGATGGTATCACGACCCCGTGAGAGATGTGAATGTTCCACAGTGCAGACACATTTGGCAACAACAATTATTGAGGAGAATCAAATAATGACAAACTTTGTATATTTCATATCAACAACCTATTTGAAGGACAACACACCTTTGAATGAGAATGTTGACGACAAACTGCTCAAGTCAGCAATCAAAGAAGCTCAGGAAATCTACATCCGTGATGTGATTGGTTCGGGTATTTACAACCAATTGCAGACACAAGCGTTTGCAGGGACTTTGACCAACTTGAACACAACCCTTTTGGATTCATACATTGCACCTTGTTTGAAGTATTATACGCTGACCGAAGCGATGTTGCCAATGACATTCAAGTTGATGAATAAATCGGTTGCAAGTCGTGAATCTGACAATGCTCGTGCAGTATCCGTTGAGGAGATGACATTGATTGAAGGCAGATATCGGGACAAAGCGGAATACTATGCCAATAGGTTGCGTGATTACTTGCGTACCAATACAAATGACTATCCATTGTTCTTGAATCCTGGCAATACGATTGACACCATCAGACCGAAATCAACTGCATTCAGCGGAGGAATTTATTTACCACTAAGATATGACGATTGTTTCTTCAACTATGACTTCCCCACCGACCAGGACAAATAAGTGGCAAAAAAACAACGAAGCCAAACTTCTCAAATTCCTAAAAAATGACATTAAACCAAATCATAGCAAAGATTCAGACCGCAGCCGAAAGCCATAAGATGGTCGGTCACTTTGGCGTTGGTCAACAATCCAATTTGACTGTTGAGAATGTCGAGTATTATCCATTGGTTTGGTTGTATCCAGATGGCTTCAATTTGCAGTCAACTGGAAAGTTGATGACATACAACTTTGCATTGATTGTGATGGATCGTGTGTTTGAATCTGAGAGCAACACGATCGAAGTTCTTTCGGATACGGCACAAATTATGTCTGACATTTTTGCGTTGGTAGAAACCAACACAGAAACCGATGGCGACTTTGAATTGAGCATCAACGGAAACGCATCCCCATTCTATGATTCAAAAACTGACATACTTGCTGGATATGCAATCAACTTCCAAGTTCTCACTCCTTATCTCAGTAATAGTTGCGTTGTACCTATTTAGTGTTGTGTGGGCGATGTTCAATTTTGAAGAACATCCAAAGCCAAAAACACTATTGAAGGTAGAAATGCACGAAAGAATTGTGGAAAGGGAGAAAATAAAACGAAGCGTTCTAATCAAATATCTTAATCACTTGGATACAATCTACCTTGATACCTTCCAAAGTTCGTCACAAGGTCTGAAACAAGCAATTGAGTTACATCGTACACTTGACACAACTCTATGAGAACACTTAAACAAGAAATCGTAAAAAAATACATTCTCCAATTTCCTGAATTGCCGAACCGAACTTTGGCATCAATGATATTCACAAAGGAGGAGGGTTTGTTTTCAAGTTTAGAAAGTGCAAGAGCGGTGATCCGTTATTACAAAGGTGCGGCTGGTGAAAGAGATTTACAACACGCAATGAATCAAAATCACATAGATAAGCCAACACATTCTTCGATCAAAGAAGGATTGGCAAAACTAAATATCCTTTCACGAGCTGAGGATATGATTCCCGTTGTTTTGGGCGAAGGAAAGTATTTGATACTTTCAGACATTCACCTTCCTTTCCACGATGAAGAAGCATTGACGGCTGCACTAAATTACGGAGCAACCAATGTACCTGATTGTATCATCTTAAATGGTGACATTCTTGATTGTTATGATGTCAGCAGGTTCTCAAAGGAAATCCGCAGACCAAAGATTTCGGAAGAATTGGAAATGGGAAGAAACTTTTTTAAGTATTTGAGAGAGTTATTCCCAACACAACCCATCTACTACAAGATTGGAAACCACGAGGAAAGGATGAGAGCTTACATCTTAAGGAATGCTCGTGAACTGGCTGACTTGAACGATGTGAGTTTGGAATCTTTGTTGCATTTGCACACCTACAACATCATTCCCGTCAATCGTGAAATGATCAAACTTGGCAAATTGACTGTCTTGCACGGTCACGAACTTGGGGAATCAGTATTCTCGCCAGTAAACCCGGCACGAGGATTCTTCTTGAAAGCAAAGGCATCAACAATTGTTGGTCACTATCACCAAGTATCGCATCACTCAGAAAACAATCTGCACGGAGAACAAGTTGGCGTTTGGTCAATGGGTTCACTTTGCAACTTGTCACCTGAATATCGTCCTTACGCCTACACAAAATGGTCAAACGGATTTGCCTATGTAACGGTCAATGAGGATTTATCCTTTCACGTTGACAACTTCAAAATCATCAACGGTCAAATCCTATAAGTTAAAAAAACGCAAACGGATATGATCTTAAAAGTTCAAATAGTTCACGAGCAAAAGAACGACAATTGGATGGGTTTGATTGAAGGAGAATCAGACATCGTTGAAATCGTTGAGGATGGTGCGATTGATTCTGCACAAATTGTCGGAGTGAGTGCTTATCACGAGTATTGCATTGTTTATATGCTCGGTGGTCATTCGTTTATACTGGAAGAAGAATATGATATATTTGTAAAGAGATGGATGCAGTCAACCCAAAACACTATAAACAAGGATTAATTGAGTGCATTGATGCGATTGATTCAGCAACGACCAATAAAAAAGGAATCATCGCAGTTTGCACGGGTAACATAATCAAATACATTTGGAGGTGCGAAGATAAAAATGGGTTGGAAGATTTATACAAAGCCAAGTGGTATCTTGACAAGCTCATTGAAACCAAAGAAAAACAATCGCCCAAAAGTGCTACTTTGTAAAATGTGGTTCTTGTTGTTTCTCATCCCGTTGACCAGCAATGGACAAGTATTGATTGATACTTGTGTAATCGAAGAAGCGAATCACTATTTGGTCAAAGGTGCGATTGCAAGAAGGCAAGTCACAGTTCTTCGCAAAATTGTGACATCGGATTCCGTCATCATTGATCAGCAAGATTCCATCATCGCCAAGCAAAAGACAAACATCGGATACCTCAAGGATGACAACAATGCCCTTGTGAAGCGAAATAAAGCCATCTCACGCACTTTAATCAGTTACAAGATGCTGAGTGTGGTTCTAACCATTTTAAGCGTTGTGATGTGGC